GAAGGCGCTGCTCCACAAGTTTCTGTAGCTACTTAAGTAACAAAGCTACATCGCTGAAATCGCACTTTCTTATAAGGCTCTCTTGCACTCTACTAAAAACTGTTGTACAAATATCACACTATACAAAAAATAAAAATTAAATGTAGACGCGTATAGTCGACATCCCTAGGGACTACATTTAAAATATCTAGGAGGATATTAATATGGCTAATACAACTTTTAATGGTCCGGTTAGAGCAGAACAGGGTTTTAAACAAATCACTAAAAATGCAACAACTGGTGCTATTACAGATAACACAACAATCGATTCAAGCGGAAATATAGTAGCAGGTGGAACTGCAACTTTTGCAGGTATTGTAGATCTTAACGGAAATACAATGTCAGCAGGTACAGGTATCACAACTGGTACAGGTACAGTTTATGCTGGTTCAGCAGTTAAAGTTGGTGGAGTTTACTCTACTTCAATTTTAATAGACTTAACTGGTTTAGCAAGTTCTGGTTCTGGAGACATTATCGGAAAAGCAGCAACTGCTAACTCACACGTTGGACAAATTACTGCAGCTAACAATGGTACTATCTTAACAGGTCAATGGTCTGTTTATGAAACTCCAGCAGGTGGTGATCCAGATATCGATTTTTGGTATGCGGATGAAGCAACTGGTACAGAAGATGCAGCAATCACAGGTTTAACAAACCAAACACAATTAATGAATAACGGTGACTTAACTGCCGCTTCGATTGATTACTTTACAGCAGGTGCAGTGCCGGCAGCAGATAAATATTTATATTTAGTAACTGGTGCAGCAACTGATGGAAACTACTCAGCAGGAAGATTACTCATTGAAATGTGGGGATACGACGCGTAATAAATAAATTAACTCTTTGGGTGAAGTGTAATGACTTCACCCCTAGATAAAAGGAGAATAAAAAATGGCAGATGTAGTATTAAATCAAACTATCTTTGATGGTGATAAAAAATTAATAACACACTATAATAATGTTTCAGATAACGCAGGTGGCACAACAACGATTGTTGATGTTTCAGCATTAGGCACAAGCCCAAGTGGTGATACTTGTACTAGAGTAAGATTAAATAAACTTTGGTATAGTGTTTCAATGACAGCTAAAGTAGATTCATTAAGAATGCTTTGGGATGCAACAACTGATGCAACTTTTTTAACTTTAGAACAAAGTGGTTATTTTGACTATAGTTCTATAGGTGGAATAAAAAATAACGAAGCTTCAGGTGTAACAGGAGATGTTAAAGTAACTCTACCAGCTTGTACAGCAGGAGATACTGCTACTATTACTTGCGAGTGGATTAAAGTATACTAGGGAGGTAACGTATGGCCAATACAACTTCCGGCACAGTTACTTTCGACAAAACGTTCGCAGTTGATGATTTAATTTCAGAAGCTTACGAACGAATTGGATCACAAGTAACTTCTGGATATCAATTAAAATCAGCAAGACGTTCTTTAAATATAATGTTTCAAGAATGGGGCAATAGAGGTTTGCACTATTGGGAAGTAGCTGAATCAAACATTGATTTAATTGAAGGTCAAACTGAATATACTTTTTACAGAGCAAGTGGAGATGGAACAAGTTCTAGCACAAATGCAACAGCAAATGTTTATGGAGTTGCAGATATTCTTGAGGCAACTTTAAGAACAGATAGAACTGCAACAGATCAAGCAGATTCTTCTTTGACAAAAATTGACAGATCAACTTATTCTGCACTATCAAATAAATTATCTAAAGGCACACCATCAAAATATTTTGTACAAAGATTTGTTGATAAGACTACAATAACAGTTTACCCAACAGCAGATTCATCCAATGCATCAAAAGATTTACATTTTTATTATGTAAAAAGAATTCAAGATGCAGATGGAACTTATACAGATGCAACAGATGTACCGTTTAGATTTGTACCGTGTATGGTATCAGGTTTAGCATTTTATCTTGCACAAAAATTTCAACCACAGTTAGTTCAACAAATGAAACTATATTATGAAGATGAATTAGCTAGAGCATTATCAGAAGATGGTTCTTCTACTAGTGTTCATATAACACCAAAAGTTTATTACCCAGGATCATAATGGCAAGAGGAAAATATTCAAAAGCAATATCAGACAGATCAGGAATGGAGTTTCCATATCATGAAATGATGAGAGAATGGAACGGTTCTTTAGTTCATAGATCAGAGTTTGAAACTAAACATCCACAATTAGAAATTAGAGCTAAACATGGAGAAGAACAAGGTTTAATGAATGCAAGACCAGATAGAACTGAAAATGAAGTAATTGCAATATTAGGACCCAATCCTTTTGAAACAATTGCAGCTTCATCAGGCATTATAAATGTATCAGAATTTGCTCACGGCAGATCAACAGGAGATACAGTTAGATTTAGAGGCACACTTTCAACTTCTGCAACGTTTAATAATCCAAAAAATTTTGATGGTATAACAGGATTAAATGTTGCAAAATCTGCTGGCTACTCGATTACAGTTGGCAAACGAGATTCAAGTGGCACTATAACACAAACAGATAATTTCTATCACTTTACTGTAGACACAAACACTGCTACAAGTGGAGGAGTATCAGGAGGAGGAGAGAATTGCTCGGCAGGTCCGGCAACTCTAACAGCATAATGGCAGGAATAAGTGCATCAGGATTAAAAACACAAATAAGAAGCTATACAGAAGTTGGCTCTACGGTGCTATCTGATAGTGTTTTAGAAAATATTATCTTAAATGCACAGTACAGAATTTTTAGAGATGCTCCGATTGACGCTGATAGAAAAACATCTACAGGTAATTTTACAGCCGGAACAAATAATGTAACTGTTCCAGCGGGAGCTGTATTTGTTAGAGCCGTACAAGTTTATACTGCAACTGGATCTACTTATACTGGTGCTAATGCATATTTAGAAAAAAAAGATTTAACATTTTTAGAAGAGTATATTTCAGCAGCTACATCTACTGGAACACCAAAATACTATGCTATGTTAGATACTGGAGCAACTGGAGAGAGTTCATCAAACTCTGGGTCTATAGTTGTATCACCAGCACCGAGCGGAACGTTTGCTTACAAAATTCATTACAATGCAGTACCGGGTATATTTGAAAATAATGACACTAATTATATTAGTATGAATTTTCCAAATGGTCTGTTATATTGTTGCTTAGCAGAAGCGTATGCTTTTTTAAAAGGTCCAGCTGATATGCTGCAATTATATGAACAAAAGTATCAACAAGAAGTACAAAAATTTGGAGGAGAACAAATAGGTAGAAGACGAAGAGATGATTACACAGACGGAACAGTAAGAATCCCAGTGCCTTCTCGAACACCTTAAGGAATTAAATTATGGCATCAACATTTACAGGACTAGGAACAGAATTAATGACCACTGGCGAAAACGCCGGAACTTGGGGAACAAAAACTAATACAAATTTAAGTATTGTAGAACAAATCTCAGGTGGTTACATTGAACAAAGTATAGCTGGTAGTGCTGATACAACAACATTATCAGTTTCAGATGGATCAGCAGGTGCTGTTCTTGCTCATAGAATTATAAAATTTACTGGAACAATTACAGGAAATCAAATTGTAACAATTCCTTTAGATGTTCAACAATTATATGTTTTAGTTAATGGTACATCTGGTGCTTATACAGTTCAATTTAAATACGCGTCTGGTTCAGGAAGTTCAGTTACTTTTGCAGCAACAGATAAAGGAAGTAAACTTGTCTACGCTACTGCAGATGATGCTACAAATCCAAATTTAGTTGATTCAGGTATTGCATCTACAGGAGATCATGATTTAGATGGGAATGAATTAATTTTAGATGCTGATGGTGATACAAGTATTACAGCAGATACGGATGACCAGATAGATATTAAAATTGCAGGAGCTGATGATTTTCAATTTACAGCAAATACTTTTACAGCGCAATCAGGCAGCACAATTGCTGCACAAGCATTAACTGCTACAACAGTTATAGCAAGTGGGATTGTAAAAACAGACGACACGACTGAAGCGACTTCTACAACAGATGGTTCATTACAAACTGATGGTGGATTATCTGTAGCAAAAGATGCAGTGCTTGGTGATGATGTTAAATTATTAAGTGACTCTGCTGTATTAAGTTTTGGTGCAGATTCAGACACAACTTTAACACACACTGATGGAACAGGTTTAACTTTAAATGGTGCAAACAAACTTCTTTTTAGAGATACTGGTTTAACAATTGGATCTAATGCAGATGGTGATTTAGACATTGTATCAGATGGTACAGCTGTTGATTCTATTAATATAGAATCTGCTGGTGGTATTACTCTTGATGCAGGCACAGCTGCAAGTGGTGTTATTTACGAAGATGATGGCACTGAAATGTTTCGTATTTTTAATTCATCAAGTGATGTAATTTTACAATCAAAAGTTTCAGATAAAGATTTAATAATTAAAGGTAATGATGGTGGATCAGATGTAACGGCTTTAACTTTTGATATGTCAGATGCTGGTAAAGCTACGTTTGGTGGTAATGTAGTCGTAACTGGAGATCTTACAGTATCAGGTGATGATATTACTATGGGTACAAACACTGCAGGTAATTTATTAGTTGCAGATGGTACAAATTTTAATTCAATTGCTGCAGGTAGTTTATCTGAAATATCTACAGTAGCAAATGATGATGTTTTTATAGCAGTAGATACTTCAGGTGGTGGACTTAAAAAAATTGCAAGATCAGCAATTGTAGCAGGACTTGCTACATCAGGTGCAATATCAAATGTTGTAGAAGATACTTCACCTCAATTAGGTGCAAACTTAGATACTAATTCACATAATATTTTAATTGATGACGCACATTTTATTGCAGATGAAAATAGTAATGAACAAATTATATTTCAAACAACAGGTTCTGCAGTTAATCAATTTGATGTAACGAATGCTGCAACTGGTGCTGGACCTAAATTATCAGCAACAGGTGGTGATTCAAATATTGATTTAGATATAGAAGCAAAAGGCACTGGTCATGTAACTGTTAGAGGTAATACAAATTCAGGTTCTATACAATTTAACTGTGAGTCTAATTCACACGGCCAACAAGTAAAAGCA